ATTAACTTTTTGCAATGGTCAGTATCAATCCAACATCTAGGCAAGGTCATTGTGGTTGCGTGTATACCATCTTCTAATGGTATTTTTGGTACGACCTTGAACCTAATTCCTAATTGGTAGGCGACCTCTCTCCTGGTCTTGCCATTACTAAAATCTGTAACTTCTATGTCGTGTGGTGCAAAATGATCTTTGTAAACATAATCTTTATCTTTAATAATCTGCACATAGTGTGGTAATCCTTGACCTCGTTCTTCGTGGTAATCAATTATATTAATACTCTTGCCTAGCTGCTGATAAAATATTATTGCAGAATGATCTGATACTCCAAGATCCCAACTTGTAGACACAGGTAGACTTGGATCGTATGGTACTCTTGTTAATTGTTTTTTATCTTCCATCTTAACAAGTACATCTGAATATACTGCACCTTCTATGTTTGCTATCCAATCACATTCAAACTCTTGCTGGTACTTCTTATCACCCATAACCTCTTTTGCCTTGACTAGCTCTTCGTTATCTACAATCTTAGTATCACTTGCTTTTGCCTTGTAGTTAAACCAATCATCAGCTCCTTGTGCGTGTTGGTATAGTTCATAGAAGTTATTGTTCATTCCTTGTGGTGTACCAATAAACACACAGTAACCTTTTCTATCTGATAGTGCAGGTCTAATTATTTCTGGAAACAATCTTTCGTTTACGTTTGCATATTCATCAATCACACAACCATCAAGGTATATACCTCTCAAGCCATCTGAGTTCTCTGAACCTAGTAAAGTTATTCTGCTGC